AAATCGACTTTAATTCGCAGGGTTTATACGCGTCTAACTTGAACCGCCATGTAAACCGTGAATTTAATCCTTCATTTAGACTGAAAAAACAGTCGTTGAGTTCTTTTTCATAACCAGCGATAATCACCATCCAGTTATGCTTATGTTCACTCAACGCCTCACATAACGTATCTACACATTCTTTCGCAAAACTGTCGCGTTTTTCGGAATTACCCAACGAATATGCTTCGTCGATAAACAATACACCGCCAAGTGATGCCTTAATCATATCTTTCGTTTTGATCGCTGTTTGCCCTAAATATCCAGCAACAAGATCATTACGACTGACTTTTTTGAATATTTTCTTGTTCAAGATTCCGAGATTACTAAAAATACGACCGATAATTTTGGCCACCTCGGTTTTACCTGAACCAGGCGGGCCATAGATTACCGTATGCATGAAATCCCCCTTGGTGGGTAATGCGAAGTCGTCGGTATTGGTTCCGTTACAATACACATTCGACCACGTATTTTTTTTACTATTGAATGGTGGGAATGCCGCATTCGCAGATTCAAATAAATGTCCTGGAGCTCCTGGAACTCCCGGAAACGCCGGCGCAAACGGATTAAAAATAGGCTTTTTTTCTTCCGTTTTGTACGTCGCTTTTTCATCCATTGGCGCCTTATGTTTTGTTTCTGGTATATGAAGTTCTTGTAAATAATACAGGATTTGATCAACTATCGTTCGTTTGATTGTTTCCATTCCCACCATATTTGACAAATCAGTCAACGGCTCACGAATCGCATGTATTGCCGACATATTAATATTGTATTTCTTATCTTCTGCTAAAGGATACTTGTCACAAAGAGCAATAAGGTCGTTGATATGATCGATTTTTTCACATATGTTAATGGTTTCAATATTTTCAGGTTGTGAAGGAGATGCGGCTGCGTTATTCGGGTTAAATCCTGTAGATGAATGCGGTCCTCCGTCTCCTCCGCCTGTTTTTGTTTCAACCATTTTAATTGGAAATATAGACGTCCATAATGTAGGAAATGGTGTTGAAAATAATGAGTTGGATGGAACAAATGGATTAAATGTCATATTCATAAATGGATTTATTGGCGTGGTTCCCTGCTGCTGCTGCTGCTGCTGCTGCTGTGTCGTTGCCGTTCCCGACGCCGTTGTCGTTGTCTCTTTATTTGTTTCAGATGCCGGAGCAGGAGCAGGAGCAGGAGGAGGAACCGGAGTAAAGTTGAAAATACCTTTATCATCAATATAGGAATAGGGTGTGTTTGTTTTATGAAAATACTCATGTAATTGTTGCTCCATTTTATTCACCTGCTTACTATTTTCTGCTCGGTCCTTTTCATGCTGCTTCAACCGTTCTTGTCGCGTGTCTTTTGGTGGTGGTGTGTTCGATTGATTTGCCATTTTATTTACAGAAATGTCATATTCGGGTTGCCGAGATGAATGATACCAACGGCGCTTTCTTCGCTGTTTATTGTTGTTATTGTTATTGTTGGATGGAGTGATCGTAGTATTCATGGTAATATGTCGTATGATACAAGTCGTCGAGACGTTTTTATCAGTCTCCTGTTAGTGTAATATAATAATCACAGAACGGTTTATATCGATTTATGTATTCACAAATAGAAATATCATTTGAAAACAACATAAAAATAAATTGAAAATAGAATATAGCTTACCCTGATATATAACAAGGAGGGTAAATTCAACACATTATTGTTATTACAAATGCCAAAACTTATTCGTAAGCCGAAACAGACTGTCGAACCAGAGAAGGAAATAAATACGGTCAATAACAATAATGACGACGACGCCGTCAACATCGATCAACACCAACACCAACAGCAAATACAGCCCAAATATGAAGATTTGAACCCGAGATATGCGAAAGAAACACGCAAACAAGAAGACGCCCCCCACCTTCACCAAGAACAAATACGAAGTAGAATCGGAAATTATATCGAGGAACCATGGACGATTATTGGTTCCTATTTCGAAGGCAAACATCTGGAACAACTCGTGCGACATCAGATCGAGTCGTATAACGATATGATTAACGTTCAATTGAAACGAACGGTGGATATGTTCAATCCGGTCAAAATCGCTTCCGAACAAGACTACGATAAAATAACCCGAAAATACCGTCTGGAAGTAGAAGTGAATTTTACAAATTTGTATCTGTCACGTCCACAAATTCACGAGAATACTGGTGCGACCAAAATACTCTTTCCTCAAGAGGCACGCTTACGTAATTTTACATATGCGTCGATGATGACAGTTGATATGAATGTGAAATACATCGTTCGGGGATCAAGCACTACGACGACGACAACAGAGAACAGCGGCGGCAGCAGCGAGCCCATCGCGATCCATCACAAAGTGTTTCCAAAGATTCAGATTGGAAAGATGCCGATCATGTTGAAATCATGTATATGCGTCCTCACACAGCACAGTCACCTTGATCATAACGTTACTGGAGAATGTCCATATGACGCGGGCGGTTACTTCATTATCAACGGAAGCGAAAAAACGGTCCTTGGTCAGGAGCGTGCGGCTGAAAATAAGGTGCTCTGCTATAACGTCGCGAAAAACAATAACAAATGGCGATATATTGCCGAGATCAAATCGATTCCGGATTCGAAATGTATTTCCCCGAAACAAATCAATATGATGGTTGTCACAAAACAAAACGGGTTCGGACACCCACTCGTCATTCAAATACCCAGAATGAAACAACCGATATCTTTGTTCATCGTGTTTCGCGCACTAGGCATATTATCTGATCGCGAGATATGCGAATACATCGTGTATAATATTGTTGAAAATCCCGCCGATGATCACGATAATGGAGGATCGGCCGCGATTAGCGCAAAATTGTTGGAAGCTCTTCAAGCATCGATCATCGACGCAAATGGTATTATGACTCAAGAAGACGCGATACGATACTTTACGTCGCAGGTTATATTTACACCGATCAATATGGATAAAGAAACTGGCGCGATGAAGAAACGTGAATTCGCACAGGAAGTTCTTCATAACGACTTATTCCCTCACTGCAACACCGACAAGCAACGAATCTTCTTTCTCGGATATATGGCACATAAATTATTATGCGCATTCTTTGAAATCAGCAAACAGGACGACCGCGATTCTTACTTGAATAAGCGGGTGGATCTTACCGGGGCACTTTTGAACAACCTCTTTCGAAACTACTTCAACAAGCTTGTCAAAGATATGTCAAAACAAGTCGTCCGTGAGATCAATACCGGTTCATGGCGGTCGACCGAAGATTACTTGGGTATCATCAACGATACCAATATGTATAAAATCATTAAATCGACGACGATCGAGAATGGACTGAAACGCGCATTATCCACGGGTGATTTCGGAATCAAGAGTATGACGAGTGCTAAGGTTGGTGTTGCGCAGGTATTGAACCGTCTTACCTATTCATCAAGTTTGAGTCATCTTCGGCGATTGAATACCCCCATCGACAAGAGCGGAAAACTTGTCCCCCCGCGTAAGCTACATAATACGTCGTGGGGGTTTCTTTGTCCCGCTGAGACGCCAGAAGGTGGCAGTATTGGTGTCGTGAAAAACATCAGTTATCTTAGTCACGTGACTATACACAGTAATCCGGCGTCGCTTCATGCTTATATCGACGAGTATATCGAGCGTGTGGAAACGTTGACTCCACAGCAAACCTTTCGTCAGGTGAAAGTATTTGTAAACGGAATATGGGTAGGTATTACGCGTGATCCGATGAGACTCTACAAAGACTTCAAACTTATGAAATGGCGCGGAATTATCAATATTTACACATCGGTTGTATTTGATTATCCGAATGCCGAAATTCGGATATGTAATGACGCGGGTCGGATGATGCGGCCGTTGTTGTTGGTGAATCCTGAAACTAATGATCTCTATATTACGCGTGATATGATACAGAGGGTTGCGGCGCATGAGATTGGTTGGGATGACCTACTGACGCATATTGCGAGCGAATGCGAGCACAGCGGTAGTGATAAGAGCGAATGCGAGCACAGCGGTAGTGATAAGAGCGAATGCGAGCACAGCGGTAGTGATAAGAGCGAATGCGAGCACAGCGGCGGTTCCGAGGCCATCGCACACGGCGTCATCGAATATATCGACCCAGATGAACAGGCGTTCAGTATGATTGCGATGCGTCCGCACCATTTATATCGGAATGAAACGGATAGAGCGAACCCGTATATGTATAAGTATTCACACTGTGAGATTCATCCGAGCACGATTTTCGGGATTTTGGCGTCATGTATTCCGTTTCCAGAGCACAATCAGGCGCCTAGGAATACGTATCAGTGCGCCATGGGCAAGCAAGCCATCGGCATCTACGTGACCAACTACCAGCGCCGCATGGACAAGACCGCGTATGTTCTTACTTACCCGCACCGCCCCCTCGTAGATACCCGCCTCATGCAAATGATCCAACTCGCGGAAATCCCCTCCGGCGCACCCCTTATCGTCGCAATCATGTCTTATACTGGTTACAATCAGGAAGATTCGGTTCTTGTGAATCAGGGTGCGATCGACCGCGGAATGTTCTCAGCGACAATCTACCATACAGAGAAAGACGAGGACAAGAAGATCAACGGGGATGAAGAGATCAGGTGCCACCCTGATGCCTCTAAGACGAAGGGTATGAAGTTCGGGAACTACGACAAACTGAATCAACGAGGCGTGATGCCCGCGAATACATTCATCGAAAACCGTGATATCATTATGGGCAAGGTGATTCCGATCAAGGACAACCGAAACGATCCCACCAAGCTCGTGAAATATGAGGACATTAGTCGCGTGTATCACACATCAGAGGAATGTTATGTGGATAAGAGTTATATCGACAGCAACGGCGAAGGGTATTGCTTCTGTAAGGTTCGCGTCCGCGCATTTCGCAAACCGGTGATCGGTGATAAGGTGAGTAGTCGTATGGGACAGAAAGGCACGATCGGGAATATCATTCCGGAGCGAGATATGCCCTTCACTAAAGACGGGATTCGCCCAGATATCATTATCAATCCTCATGCGATTCCATCTCGTATGACGATCGGGCAGCTCAAAGAGACGTTGCTCGGAAAGGTCTTAGTGAATTTAGGGTTGTTTGGCGATGGAACATCATTTGGTGAGTATGACATCAAGGATATTAGCAAGGAACTTTTGAAGGTAGGATTCGAAATGAACGGCAACGAACTTCTTTACAACGGACTTACTGGCGAACAAATTAAATCGGATATCTTCATCGGACCGGTATTTTACCAACGGTTGAAACATATGGTGAATGACAAGCAGCATAGTCGCTCGATAGGACCGATGGTGAATTTCACGCACCAGCCCGCGGAAGGTCGTAGTCGTGATGGTGGTTTGCGTTTTGGTGAGATGGAGCGTGATGCGATGGTTGGGCATGGTGCTTCGCGATTTACCAAAGGGCGTATGTATGACTGCTCGGACAAATACGAGGTTCATGTGTGTCGGAAATGCGGGATTATCGCGTCATATAATGATGAGCGTAGTATCCACTTTTGTAAAACATGCGACAATCGGTCAGACTTTGCGCTGGTTCAGATTCCGTATGCGTGTAAGTTACTGTTTCAGGAGCTGGCGACGATGAATGTGGCGCCGAGGATTATGACGTAATTGTCGCTTCCGCTCCGACGCTTGTGTTATCATTTAGGATATATCTTCATAATTAAAGATTTTTATCTATTCTATTCATATCAAATCATTTTGAATACCATGGATTTTGCTTCATCATCGAACCCGCCTGCTCTGTCATTCACATCCACTCCCGACGCAAAAGTTGCGCCAATCGTAGTTGCGGGTGCCGCTTTTGTAGGAAAAACGATTGCTGGTGGAGTCATCGGCGGCGCCGCATCATGGGGTGTCAATCGCGCCCTTGACAACCGTTTTCCCGCAAGAAGATAGACGATATTCACCGAAGATATTATAATTTTATAACTTATAATATATAATATATAATACAATCAGATGAATTTCACTTTAGGAGGCGGATTGAAGGGCATTTCCCCCAAACCAGTTTCAAATGGAACGCTGAAAGGAAGCTCAGAATTAGAGACGATGCGTTTTACTCTTCGTAATGCGTGGAACGGCGCTGCTGCGAGCAAGAAGTATAATGGTATTGCGCCCGCCGCAACCCCTTTTCGCGTCGTGAATAACGCCGGTGACTATCTTTCGCGTGAGTATTATACTTCTGGTGGTTCGAATCAGGTCACATCCGCGAGGCAGAGTATTACTTCTGGTTGGCGCGGTTTAGCGGGTGGTGTTCATGTTCAGAACGATGGTACCGGTATTCCCTCAGCCACTTGTAACACGAAATTCGTCTATGACGGATCGGATTACACGCGTTTTCGGAAGCAGATGGCGATGAACCGCAACTATAATGATGCTGGGTTTGGTGGCGCAAATAACGCCGCACAGTCGGCCATCCGTGCGATCCGCCGTTAATACCAGCACTATGAATACGAATAATACGAATATGATAACACCGTGGCATCTGCGTGGTTTTATCATAAATAATAAAATAAATAATATAGTCTTCAGCGGAATTTAGGCGGAACAACATATCCTTGGGCTCGCGCACGTGATAGTGCCACACGAACATCATTTACATTCGGCGCTTTAAATCGTATATTTTCCGTTTCTTTGACACGTAATGAGCTTTTACCGATGGCCTGAAGTTTAAGGCGTTCCATCCGCGACGATGCATCATGACGATTGTAAATCAGTTTTTGTTTTGTGATTTGAGCAGCGTTGGCGGTATCGGTGATCCGCGGGTAGTATGTGCGCATATATGCCGCACGATTGCTAGAGAATGTCGAGTCGTCGGCGGATGGATAAAACTTTTGCGGCATCGCACCGGTTTGTAACGTGAGGATAGGCATCATCGCTTTATAAACAAGGCCGAGACGACGAACATATAATGCCATTTTTAGGCCACCACCACTAACAGTAGAAAGAGTTACTCCTTTATTATTAGCAACATTCTGCCATGTATTTACATTCGGGTCGGTGTATGTTAAAACAGTCGTTCCATTTACCATAACAGTCCATGTATTGGCTGCGTTCTTGTTATAAATAATCCGAACTGGATACCACGTGTTTTCCCCAGTTCCTCTTGGTCCGGGTGCGGTGGTGCTTTTTAGAACCGCAGCTCCGCTTGTATTTAATATATAGACGCCCTGTCCAGATAATCCGTTATTCGTATAACCATCCCAGAAATTAAACAAAATCGACAGCGTCATCGTGCTTCCAAAATGGATTTGATAATTATCACCGCCTTCATTAGCGGTTGCTGTCCAATAAATCTCGGTATTGAATTCAAACGAAGTGAGTTCTGGATTAATTAGTAAGTCAGAATACGTAATAGCTCCTGTGCTACTTGTTTCTCCATTAATAAGTCGAAGTTGGACATTCGGGTCTGTTCCTGTGAATGGAATAGCCGCCGCCGTTCCGCTTTTCGTGACTTTGTTATACCAATTCGACGCATTTAGACTTTCAAATGTCTTTTCAATAACTGACATATGATATGAAAATTTATGAATATTTACGATGGATACTATTATTTAATGTATAGATAATAGTCCTAAATGAATGGTTCCGTTCTGTTCCGTTCCGTTCCGTTGTTTCATTTAGGGATAATCTTTTTTATTCAATTATTGTATAACGCAACT